GGGATGTACCGTTTCCGTTGAACCTTCCCTCAGAAGACCTGAAGAAAAAGAGCTTTGAGGAAGTGTTCATGCAGGTACAGTGGCCGATTCCTTTCTGGACGGACGGGGGCTGGCCTTTCAGTAAGCTCTCCTTCCACGACAAGCCGAAGGAAATCTGGCCCATCTCACTGATTAAGCCTGCTATTGGCGAGTTACGTTTCGTCAACTGGTGCATGTCTTTCCTTGCCGACAAGGTTGCCGCATCCAGCACGACTTATGTAGCGATAGCCAAAGCAGCGGGGGCGGAGATTCAGGATCAGATCAAGTCTGGTCTTGGCCCCTACACCCACATCGAGATAGCCGAGTTGTTTGGGCGCAGTGTGACGGACGTGGTTTCGTTCTTGGATGCCCCGCAGTTCAACTCGGACATCTGGCAAATGGTGAGCCAGGTTCTTGACTTGATTGACAAGCGGACGGGCCTGACGGAACTGATCTACGGTTTATCCGGCCCAACCCAGATCCGCAGTGCGGCAGAGGCGGAGATCCGCAACCAGAATGTATCTATCAGGCCAGATGACATGTCGAGCCAGGTAGAGGACTGGCTGAGTACGTGTGCGATGAAAGAGATGGAGGCGGCTGAGTGGTCTTTATCTGCTGACGACGTGAGGCCGGTTCTGGGTGCGTCAGCGGCGTACATCTGGACAAAGCAGATCAAGTCCCAGCGATTTGAGAAGACGGTGCGGGACTACGACTACCGGGTGGAGGCTGGAACGGCTCGCAAGCCGAACAAGGTCAACCGGGTACGGCAGCTTAATGAGTTTGCACAGATTGCTATGCCGCAGTTGCAACAGTTTGCAGCACAGGGGAACCCAGGGCCATACAACGCTCTGATTGAGGATTGGGCCAAAGCGAACGACCTTGATCCTGCCCGTTACATGGTTGCTGAGGAGCCGGGGCCGGGGCCAGAGGAGCAGCAGCAGCAACAGATGCAGCAGCAGCAGCAGGCCCAGCAGCAGCAAATGCAGCAACAGCAGCAGGCTCAGGAACAGCAGATGCAGGCCGAGGCTCAGGCAGAGCAGCAGAAGCAGCAGGTTGAGATGCAGATGAAGCAGATGGACTTGCAGGGTAAGCAGCTAGACATGCAGGGGAAACAGCTAGACATCCAACTCAAACAGGACAGCCTAGAGATTGAGAAGGAGAAGCAGCAGCTTGAGCTTGAGATCATGCGAGAGAAAAGGGCTGGGGAATGATGCAGGATCACAACGACGTTTTGAAGAAGTTACTTGGTGCCGTGGGTGACATGGACTTCGGGCACATGGAGAAACACCACAGCGGTGGCCAGCGTGCGCCGGGCAGGGAGTTGATTCGCCGGGCCAATCTTGCCAGCAAAGTAGATGTACACAGTGAGAGAATGCGTCGTCCGGGTGACGAGGAGTTTTTGGCTGACAAGAAGAAGGCTCCCTTGGTCATGGCACTCGGTACGATTTCGACGCCGCAGGGCACGGTAAAGTTCCGCAAACGGCTTCAATAGGAGAAAGAATAATGCCAGGAATACCACCGATTTTGGGTGCTGGGGTTGGGCCTCAGCACGAGGAACTTATTAGGCAGGCAGCAAAAAAGGAGAGTCAGGAGGACGAGGCCCGGAGGTTTGGCCTAGAGGAGGATATTCCTGCGCAAATGAGGGAGCAGTTGCGAGGCGTTGATTTTACGAAGCCTGGCTGGAAATTACCTCCGCCGCATAAAATCTTCTCCCCGCCTCGACCAGGCCCAGACGGGACAACGCCGTGGAATCTCCCGTGGGAAAACAACATTCCCCCAAAATTTCACCCAGACAATCCGTTCGGGCGGCCAGGCCCGTGGGGAGCAGGATAGGAGAAAGAACAATGCCAGACGTACACCTAAATAGACACCGGGCTGAGTGCGAACGACTGGGTTGCGCCGAGTTTTTTGACCAGTTGATCGAGGAGGGGAACAACCCCGGTTTTGCTGCGATGCTGGCCCAGAGGCGGCCACCTGGCACGAAGGGAACGGACAGGACTTTCCTTGAGGGCAGCCACAACTGGGCACGCTCGATGGGAAAGACGAATCGGAAGCATGTTTTTGAGCAGGCAAAAAAAGCTGGCATATCCACACAGGGCAAGGTCTACAAGGGAGGCATTGGGAGGCCGAATGACCCAATGGCGTGGGTGAGCAGTTCTGGCGACGTGCTTGCGGCCTGCAAGGAGAAGGGGTTTTCCTGTGAGGGAGCAGTTAATTACAAGGCACCGGAGCGCCGGATCAAGAAAAAGCGACTCGCAGATGACATAGCGCACGGGTTCATGCAGAAAGAACTGGCAGGTGACCCCTCTTTAAGAGAAAAGGTAAAGAAGAACCCCAAGAAGCTAGTAGAGCTAAAAGAGAAGGTCGTAGACAAGCATGGCAGCAAGAAGCGTTAAGGCGATATAATGGCAAAAAAGAGGTAATTATGTACGGGCAAAACAATTTCCTGAGTTCGCTTGGTGGCGGCCAGGGCCAGAGTTCCCTTGGCGATCTGGAAAACAACCTCTCTCAAGAGGAAAAGAGGATGCTCCAAGAGTTTATCCAGAGGGAAATAGAGAAAGAGAAGCAGCAGCAGGGCGGGATTCCACCTATGGGCGGCAGGGGGATGTATTAGCTTGGAATTTCCAGACAGATTAGGGAGCAGTGAGTTTGTGAATTCACTGTTGAATGACAAGGATTACAAGGAGGGGGCTTTCAGCAAGATAGCCCGCAGCCTTGGCCTGACGAATGAGGACGCAACAAAGCAGATACAGAGGAACCCACTTCATTTTTCCCCGAAAGAGCGTCGTAGTTCGATGCTTGCAGAGGGTCACATCCGTCGTCTTCAACGAGGGTCGAGGCCAAAAGAGGCAATCATAGGAAAGACAAGGAGATTGTAATGCCTATTCAGGTACTAGACGCACAGGGCAACGTGGTTCACACGCTTGATGCCCAGCAGAACCCACAGGCTCGCCAGCAGGCCGAGATGATGGCTGCCGCAGTAGGTGGATCTGTCAATGAATTGCCCTACAACGGTGGTGGTGGCGAGATGGGCGGAATGATGCCTCCGGGTGGCCCCCAGATGGGTGGAATGATGCCTCCGGGTATGGGTGGCCCTCCTCCGGGTGGTGGTCAGCTTAATGGTGGTAGCCCGACGATTCCGGGTGGCCCCGGAGAGAATACTGGCGCTGCTGTACCGCCGGAACTTATGGCGCAGCAGGGTGGAGGCCCGCCACAGCGTCCGAATCACCTTGAGGTCATTCGTATGATGCAGCAGGAGGAGCTTCAAAACCTGACGGGTGGGGATCAGAGAATGGGTAGCCCGCTGGATCAGCAAATGGCTGCCATGCCCCCGATAGCTCCGCCTATGCTGGCTCCGCCCCAGATTCCGGGTATGCAGGGGCCACAGGGTATGCCGGGAATGCCTCCGGGGATGCCGCCGGGAATGCCACCGGGAATGCCACCAGGAATGCCGCCGGGGATGGGGCCACAAGGCCCGCCAATGATGGGGTAAAGACGCATGGCCGTTGACGATAGTGTATTAACGTACAGCGATATGCTGGACTACGTGACCGCTCTGACCGATGGTGGGGCGAGGACGAAAGACCTGCGCCTTTTCAAAGAGGCAATCCTTGGTGCATACAAGGATATTGCTATGGCGGCGGAGTGGGACTACCACATGGACGAGGGGCGGGTTGATCTCGATGCCAACCAAAGCTCCAGCACGATCACTTACGACCATACCGGTGGTGCCAGTGAGCGGCTGGTGACCATTGCTGCCGGGACATGGCCCACATGGGCCAAGTATGGCCGCATTCGCATTGACGATGTTGTGTATTCCATCGAGGACAGAAAGAGTAGCACAACAATCACGCTTGATGAGGACTCAAACCCCGGTGCTGACGTGGCTGCCGGGACGAGCTATGAGATTTACCGCAGGGTTTATCCTCTCCCAACTGATATGTGGCGTCTTTATGACGTTGCTGTGGAGAAAAGCTACTGGGTTCCTCATTACATCACTCCCACAGAGTGGTTGAAACGCGAGCGGTTCTCAACCAGTTCAGGTCAGACCTGGGCGTGGACGATTATGAAAGATCCAGACAGTATTGGGAGGTGGTCGCTTTGGGTTGACCCCAGCCCCGATACTGCCGAGCCTCTGGGCTTTATTTATCGCAGGCGGCCCAGAACCCTGCGGTGGGCCGGAACAGAGACAGAGGCTCGTACTTATACGGCAACTGGTTCTGCTGATGCCAGCACAATAACGACCAGTACAGCCCTGCCTGCGAGCATGGTGGGATCTGTCATTCGTCTGGCAGACAGCACTACGACCCATCCAACGGGACTTGCCGGAACATATCCCTTCTTAGAGCAACACAAAATTACCGCCCTTTCGACCACCACAGTGACCATTGACGGGACGCTATCAACGGCTTACTCCGGTGACAAAATCGTGGTATCTGATCCCATCGACATGAACGACACGATGGTGGAGGCATTGAAGGCCCAGCTTGAGTATCGCCTGAGTAGATTTTCCAATGACGCACGGGATATGGCATCGGCAAAGCAAATTTCGGAGTTAGAGCTTAGAAGGGCATTGGAAGCTGAGGCTCGCCACATGAGTTATCGAACGAGCGGGTCTTTTTCGCGTTACCATTACCTTTTCCGGCATCTTGGCAACACGATTACAACAGACACAGACCCCTAACAGATAACATGCCGAAAATAAGTGACTTTCTTGGTCAGATTTCTGACGCTGACGCTGGCGATTTACCGCCAGGTGCAGCCATAAGTCAGAAGAACGTCAGCACCACCTCTGCTGGCAAGCTAAAGGTGCGTGGCGGGATGCAACCGGCCACCTTCACGTCAACCAGCACCATCTCTGCGAGCAACTACCACACATTTCAGCGTATGTGCTTCTGTAAGACCCGTCAGGGCGACTTGCTTGGGGTTAATGGTATTGATCGAGGGTTCCGCTGGGATGGCTCTACGGCCAACGTAGAGGCTCTGGGGCTAACTGCCCCTGCTTCGGCCCCATCTATTGCGTCAGCCAACCTTAATACGGCTGACAAGGGCAAGGCTCTTACGTCGCCGTATGTTGAAAATAATGGTAGCGGGCTTTACCAGATTACAAGCAGTAGCCACGGCCTGAGTGATGGCGATACGGTTCGGCTTGGAAACATTGTTGGAACAGGCTCGATGGCCAATGATTTGAACGGCCAGTCCTTCACGGTTGCGAATAAGAGTACGAACAAGTTTGACCTGGCTGATACGTCTTTTGATGGAGGCCACACATCGGGTGGAACGTGGAGTCAGGACGGGTTTGGGGCAACGGCTGGGGATTATGTTTTCGGCTATCGCTACATTGATGACACAACAACGGCTGTTCCTAGCAGTTTAACCGGACTTACGAAGGTGACGGCCTCGGAGAATGATTTCTTTACCTGGTCATCCCTTTCCACAACGTCGGAAGCACGGGGACAGTACAAACTTGAGCTATTTCGTAGCACTGCGGGGGTGACGAATGTGTTGTTCAAGGTGGCGACCATTGCCTATGGGGACATTGGGAGCGGTTTTGTCGATGAAGTGGATGATGTAACTTTGAACTTGAGCAGTGCTTCGGACGTGCTGCTTGTTTTGACGAATCCACCCACAGACAACAGCCTTGTGGCCCGCCGGTTCGAGCCGCCGCCGGATGACCGTCCGGTAGTGGTTCAGTTTCAGGACAGATACTTCTATTTGGGGACGGTAAAGTACAACCGGGGAACGGTTGGAACTAGCGGAAGTTCCACAACAATTACAGGCTCCAGCACGGATTGGGTTTCCACGATGGTGGGGCGATATATCGAGATTGCCGGGCAGACGGCTCCCAGAGAAATTACGGCTTTTGGTTCGGCCACGTCCCTGACGGTGGATACGGCCATAACTGTGTCTGCTGGAGCAAGCTACACGATTGTGCCGGAGCAGAGCAACCGCCGTCAGGTGGATTTCAGTGAGCCGGATGAGCCAGAGAGTGTTCCGGCGGTAAATGTCTTCACCGTGCAGGAGTCTGCCAACGACGACGACGACATCATTGGCGGGATGCCCCTTGGATCGTCCCTTTTCCTCTTTGGAAGGCGCAATAAGTACGCATTTTCCTACTCTGCATTCCCCAGGCTAGATGGGAGCGTGCGGTATGTGGAGGATCGGGGTGCATTTAACCAGTTTTGCTGGGATGTGTACGAAAATGCAGCGTACATGATGGATGACTCCGGGCCTTACATTTTCTCCGGTGGTGGATCACAGGAAATTGGTGCCCAGATACAGGATTTATGGCGAAAAGACGGTGACGGCGACAAGCTAGATTTTGCCAAGACGGATCAGTTCCATGTTAAGGTGGACAGGGCCAAAAACAGGGCTTACTTCTTTGTCTCTTTCACAGGGGACAGCGGCGATTACCCCACCAGGGCTTTGGTCTATAACATCAGGCGCAAGACGTGGGATAACTACGAGTTTCCGCAGATGATTGGCTCTGC